TGCGGCCCATTTGCCCCATGAACATGTCGGCATAGTGCTGGCCGGCCGACTGCCCGTGCACGCCTAGGCGGGCCTTGAGGGCTTCCCCGATCTTGTCGGCCGCGACACCGGTCCGGGATGCCTCGGCCGCAATGGCGGCGTTCATCTGCTCAGCGCCGACCTTGCCGGAGCGGGCGAGCTGAGCTTCGATCTTGCGGGCTGACTTCTCGACGGCACGTTCGGTCAGCGCGGCTTCGACAGTGGTATTGAAGTTCTGCGAAAACCCGCGTCCCGCGCGGGCTCCCGCATCACCGAAGGTGCGCTCGGCCCTATCGGCTACCCGCTGGGCGGCACGCTCATCGAGAGCTGCGCCCACCTTCATTACGACACCCATGTGTTCACCTCACAATCCCATCTCCCCGTAGAGCTGCTCGCTCGCGTCGTGTGTGTCCTCTTCGATTTCAGCTTCTGCCATGGTCCTTTCAATCCGCACAATCGGGTCAACGAACGTGAAGGCCTCGTACCGTGATTCCTCCCCGCCCTTGATCGCGTAGTAGGCGGCGCGCAGCTTGGACATCTCGTTGTGTGTCTCGTAGAGAACTAGATCCCGCTCGGGAAGGTAGCCACCGCGCTGGCTGGTCTTGTACAGGCTGTACGGGTCGAGCCCTTGCAGCAGCACGCACAGCCGACGCGACGACATCTTGTACTTGCCGCGCTCGTCCAATTCCCCACGGTGCCACCACAATAGGTCCTCGTTCGGGTACCAGTGGGCGAAATCCGCTTCGATTTCCGTGGGGAACATTGACCATCTAGCTATCGCCTCCAACACTTTTGGGATCGGCTGGCGTCTCGTCATCCCCTTCCTGGCGGCGGGTGACCATGCGGTCGAGACGCGCCAACGTTGCCGTCACATCGGCGGCGCGGCCACCGAGCTTCTTATAGCGTTCGTACTTCTCCAGGCCCCACAACGCGATTGCCACCTGCACCTGGTAGGGCGGGGTGACTAGCTTTCCGTCTTTCCGGTAGGGAAGCTTCAGCGGTCCTGGTTCTGTCCTTGCAGGATAACGGGTTTCGCTTCCGTTCTCGTCCCGGATCAATCTCTCCGGGTACTCGATATCGGGCTCGCGGTCCCAGGATTCGGTTTCCAGCTCCAGCGCGTCGAGCCGGGTGCGCTGGTCGTCATCGAGTAGTCCGCGCTGCGGGATCTCGAAAGTCTCGTCTCCCAGCCGGATAGTGACTGATTCGAGGAAGCCTCCTGCCTCGGCGGCGGCTTCCCGCGCCTCGCGTGGGCTTATCGCCCGCCGCGCCTCAGCAATCGAAACTGACTTGTTGTCGTCCTCGCTCATGGTGGCCCGTCCTTTCAATTTGGGGTCAAACCGGTTGTGGCCCGTAGGTTTTCAAAGGGTGCGCTGGTCGGGACGGGCCACCGACTCCGACCAGCGCACGTTCCTTGGGGTTAGCTGGTAACCGGAGCGATCGTGAAGTTGCCGGGGTTACTCAGCGAGGAGCCGTTGCCGGTCAGCAGGTTTGGCAGCGGCGGCGTGACCGTGTACGGCCCGCCCGCCGAACCGGTGACAGCCCAGTCGGATGCGGAGTAGCCGTCGTCCATGGCGACCAGCGCCGACTTGACGTTGGCGCCAGTCGCGTTGTAGGCGATCCCCGCAGCGGTGTTGCCGCCCCAGCTCAGGTCGAACGTGCCGCTGGTCTGGGCCCCTAGCGTGACAGTCCACACCTCGGGGGTGATCAGCCCGGACAGGGCTGCCCAGCCGGAGCCACCAACCCACGTGTGCCGGAGGATAGGCCGAAACACGCCGTCGACCATCGCCATGAAATACCCGTCGGGCAGCGGCATGTAGGTCAGCTCGGCGGCTTCCGAGTCCCGCTTGTCCTTCTTCGACGCGCCGATACCGGTGACCTTCGCCAGGCTGTAGCCGTCCACCGTGTAGATGGGTAGCCCGCCCTTCTTGAACTCCGACACCAGGAGGCATTGGCGTTCCACGTTGTCCGCGTCGAGGGGCCGCGACCATCCCGCGTTCGCGCCGCCCGGCAGCTCCACGAGAACTGTGCCGTCCGGTGCATTGAGGGGAAGGTTGTTGCGTAGCCGTCGAATTAGCGGCTTGGCGGTCTCTACAGCGGTGAAGCTGAACGGCTCGCCTTCCTCCACGATGTCGGAGTCGAACGGGAAGTTCGACTGCAAGATCATGAAGTCGTCCTCGCGAATGTTCGGCTTAGTGCTCGGGCCGTCGCCTTCCTTGAAGGCACCCGCGATGTGGAAGCCCTGGGTGTCGTCCGGGTTGACCTGCCACCGGCCGTCGATGCGGCGGAAAGCGCACAGGTCGTTGCGCCATGTCCCGTCCTGAGCGAACGGCGTCCACTTAATGGTGCCGTCGTCGTTGTGCGGGGAGATGTCGGTGGCGGCTCCGCGCGCATCCCGCATGAGTACCTGACGCAGCTTGCCGCGTTCCAGGAACCTACTGTCAACGTCGTTGAATCCGGCTCCGTCGAAGGTTGTTCCTTCTGCCGGGATTGTGTCGGTCATTACTTTGTCCTTTCCTTGAGGGACCGGAAAGTTGTTCCGGCAGAACGCGGCTTAGTCTGCCGCTTCCCGTCCGGGCATTTACCCGGTCGGGACGTACGAGAGGCCGATTTCATAGCGGCCCACCTTTCGGAGTATTTGGTCGTCTTCATAGTCCACGGTGATCGGCTGCTCTGTCACGTCGACGTAGTCGATCCCGACTTGGCGTCCGTCTGTGAGGGTGATCAGGTCGCAGTGCACACCGAGTCGCAGCATCCGCTGATGCGTAGCCCTGGTCTGGAGCTTTAAGTTGTTTCGGCCCAACAGTTTCGCGCACAGGGTGTGCACGGACACGATAGGCGCTGCTGTTCCCTCGTCAAGGTTCTCGGTGCCCGCTACCTGGGTAACGATGGCCATCGGGAGCACGTCACCGGCTTTGCGCGCGGCGACGGTCCGCAAGAGCGGGGCCAGCCAGGCGATCACGATTTCCTCTGCGTCCTCGGCGGCTTGGTCGGCCGTGTCGACGTCAAGGCGTGGGGAGAACGGCTGGGATGCCTTGGCTGACTCCGCGTTTGACTTAAAGCTGATTTGGCCGGCCGCGACCGAGGAGGAGAGAGCGGCGGCGCTGGCTGCACCGGCCGCAGCGCTAGCGGCAGTCATTCCGAACCACCTTCTTTCGGCGCTTCCCGCCCGTACTTCTTCTTGAACACAGCCTCGGTGCGTGCGCGGCAAGCCTTTTCGCCGATGTTGTTGGTGCCGTATTCCACGAACCACGCATTCGGGGCCATCGCGCCGACGGCGATGCCTCCGCGCTTGCCTTCGATGACCTTGATGCTGTCCTTGTACTGGCCGGAGTGCGGGTCCTTTTTCGGGTCACCGACCGGCGCGATTGACCGCCAGAATTCGGCGGCTTCCTCGGCGACCTTTAGCTTTTCTTTGCGTACCTCCGGGTCTTTGTTCAGCTCAATGTTGGCTTCCCGCTCGGAGATATCGCACATGTCGAAGAAGTCGGCAGCCATTATCCCTCCTGAACCTTCGACAGCATTTTGACGAACTCGATAGTGCCACTTGCGCCGGTTACCGGTGTCGGATTGCCCTGGATCTGATAGGTGACCCCGTTGCATTCGAATTCGTCGTTCAGGGTGGCGTTGAGGACGGCCGGGACGGGCGGGCAGTGGCTTAGCCAGACCTGGGTACCGACGTCGGTCTCGCCCTCGGGGGTTTCCCGCTGGGCCGGGGCCGTGGCCGGGAGCGGCCGGTGCCTGCACTGCGGAACGACACCGGGGGCGGGGGTTTGGGAGATCTCGCCCATCGAATCTGGTTGCGCGCCAGGGTCATCCACGTAGTGGAGGAAGGTGATGGTGTCGTTGCCGAGGGGTTGCATCGGGGGCGCAACGAAAGCGGGGAGGGTCATTAGTTCACCTGCGCCCGATAGTTGTGCACGACGCGGATGTTCCAGCCGGTAGGGAAGGTGTTGCAGTCGATGTGCGTGTCGACGTCCCTCAGGGAGGCTTCGACCACGGCGGCGAGCGCGGCCTGTAGGTAGGGTTCCTGCTTGCCCCGGCCGGGCTTGATCAAGTGCTGGATCGCGCTGGGAGGCTTGCGTTGCCACTGCCCGGTGTCCCCGTCCATCAGCGTGTCGCCGTTCAGGGTGAGTTTGATGTGTGTCATGGCGTGGCCTCCGCAACGGGTTGCGGGGCAGCGGTTTTCGCGAAGCTGCACGTATGGGTGGCTTTCGAGAGCGTGTCCGGGAGGACGAGGGCGCGCCCGTTGGTGACCTTCAGGAATGCGATCGGCTCGTTGCAGACGCGGCAGAGCACCGGTAGTGATTCTCCGGGGCCGGTATCGTCGGCGCGGATCTTGTCCAGCTCGTCGCGCTTGATGATGACGGATTCGCCGGCCGTCTCGATGAGGTGAACGATGGCCTCCCCCACGCACTGCGCGGTGTCCTCCACATGCTGGACCATCTCCGGGGCCATACCGGCGGTGCGGAACCCGGCGATCGGGAGGAGGCGCGGGCTCTCGTGGGTTTCCGGCCGTCCGGGGTGGGGCAGGCCTTTCGGGAGGTGATCTGCGATCAGTTCGGCGATGGGCGAGTTCGTCATGCCACCCCCATCAGCTGGTATTCGATCAGGTCATCGAGCACGGGGGAGCCGACCTTGTACCACTGCCGGATAACGTCATCAACCCGGTAGACCTGAAGCTGCGGGCCAACGTTCTGGGATGCAAGGTCGCAGATCCTTAGGACAGCTCCCCGCCAGTCAGCGGCGGCGTCCACGCTGTAGCCGTGGGTGATCGTGATCTGGATGGCGCCGAGCTGGTTAGACCACCGGCCGGTGTAGCAGCCGCCGAAGTTCTTACGCACCAAGCCTTGCCGCGACCACCTCAGCTGGGTTACGTCAAGGTCGATACCGTCTTCGGTGCACGCGGTGAGCGCAGTCATGTGCATAGTCGGTAGCGAAAGGTCCCGCGTCCCAGGCCCATCGAGGTAGAGGGTTTCCGACTCGGCGGGGGTGACGCGCCAGCCGCAGAAGCGGCGGGCCCGCGCCAGCGCGCGGGTGAGGGTCTGCTGTGTCTCCCGCGCATTTGCGGGGAGCCGGCCGGTGGGGTAAACCGCCAGATGGTCCGGGGGCGGCGCGGCCTCA